CCCAAAACATCGGGAAAAGGACCTTAGTTTAAATCCAAGGTCCGAGATCGTACCACCGCTGACTCAGGCTATTGACGAGTTTGAACTTAGTCCGACCACTTAGAGGCACTGCGTTACGCCCCTCGGTGGAAGAAGAACTAAGGAACCCGGCAATCGCTTGAAGCCTGAGATGGCGTTCTCCGGCAGGTCTTTCGACCTGTCGTAGCAAGATGTCAGCTAAATGCTCGCGGAAACCAAAATCAAGGTCGACGCTTGCACGAAGCTGCCAAAGAGCGGCTAACAAGTAGCCATTCGTATCATCTTGGTAAGTTTTACTTACCTCCACCACGTTTCGCACACGGTAACCTTCAAGACCGTGACGAGCGCGGCTAGGGGTAGCTTCATCCAAGCTGCTTATGAAGCCACCATCTCCAAGATCATTAGGTATTCGGAATCGATACGACTCCGGTACAGAATGAACAAGGAGCTCAAACAATGCACGAAATCTTGCATCACAGCCGTAACGTAAGTTACTTCTGTGCGCCTGACGACGTACAGCGTTTGCTAGGCGGTAAACCGTTGGAACAGATGAAACTCTATCTTTAAGATAGATTGGCTTGACATCAACGCCTGAGACGAAATGAGCTCCACAGCTTTCTCTAAATGCCGAAGAGTAATGACTCTTTTTGACATTTAGGCGAAAACCATAAAAGCTCAACATCTCAGAGAACATCTCAAAGCACGCGGTTGGCAATATAACATCATCGCCGTACGCGCTCACATCAGAAGATTCGATGTGTAGATATTCTGCGCAGCAGACAGCAACCGCATAGAATATCAAAGACTCCAACTGGAAGGTGAAGCCGTTCCCCATACTGGAGAACTTCTCCCACTTCTTGAAGGAGCCGCCTTGAGTGCCATAATGAGATCGACAGGCATCCATGAGCAAGTGCCATCTACGAGGTAGTAACTCCTCGACGACAGCACTAGCAATGGAATCACTAGCAGAAGAGAGATCAACAGTAGCAATATCGCGGGAAATACTACCGCGACGAGCTAACTCTTGGTTCCTCGACTGATAGCGTAAGTCGACCCCATACCGTCGGAGTCTATTACCTATCATATCGCCAACAGCTTTTTGAAACCAGAGATTCAATCCTGGTTCAATGGCGATAACGCGATTGGTAGAGGCGTCCTTCGGCACGGTGATCACCTTATTCCCAACTTGAAAGTTCGGAAAACCGGACTCAACAAGCTGGTCGGCCCAAAGAGGATAAGCATCCTTGAGGGTCTCCCACGGGATAAGGTTGTACAGATCACGTGTTATTCCGGTTTCACACCGGAACTTCTTGGCTGGACTAGCGTCACGTCGCTTTATGAGCGTCGAGGCGCCAGGACCCCAGTCAGGCATCGAGAACAATTCCTCCGCTGAAAAGTCGCCGAGGAGCTTGTCAATTTTACGTACGACTGCGTGATGCAGCCATACGGCGCGACCGGTATATAACGGGTCACGAGACAAGTCCCTAAAGCGCCGATTCGTTTGCTTACAAAGAAGTTCAAATTCATCGAACTTCTTAAATGCGACGTCGTTCAAATCATAGTTCAGGGTTAACCCCTTGTACTTAGACAAGAACTTCGTGGCAGCGTAAGCATCTCTTAACTCTGGTACACTGTTGTAATCCAGAGGATTGAACTCTAGCTTCGACAGCTGCTCATGCTCCCCATATTTGAAGAGCATGTGCGCTGTAAGGGCGCGAGGACAATCAAGAGAGGAGTAGTAAGCCTCGATTGCCGAAAGGTTAATCCTTTCGGGAACACGGTAGCTTGCGATTCCATACAGGAATCGACCACCATACTTCTTAGAAGACATGGTACCTCCGGAGTTTCTACTGCGCTCGGTGTGTGTTTAGTACACCGTCTCGTACGTCGTCACCGCATTTTCCAGCGGCGAGCCCGTTGCATCTGTGGGCGCACCGTCGGAAGCGTTGACCGTACGAGCGAAGAGGGAGGCCACCTGGCTGAACAGCTTTTGCCGTTCCGCTAGGGTGCTCCTCTCCGGCAGGAAAAACTCCATGACACACGTGCAGTCGTACGCCTTCGTCGGAGCCGGCTGAATACCGGTTGACGTCGACGCAGAGGTCTGCTCGAGAGTCGGGAGGACAAGCTTCGCCTGAATTTTGTAGATACGGCTCGCCTTGGTAGGCGGACGCACCGACATAGTCAGGCGGGGGTAACCGATGGCGATTCCGCCAGACCGGTCAACCCATGCCGAGATCCCGTTCGGATTGATTCCTTCGGGGTTCAGGGTGGTATCAACTCCCACAGTCGCGCTCGTCGTGAGACGTGCAAGAGCGTGGTCGAGGATACCGGACAACTTCACTGCCGCAAGAGCGGACATGAGGACTCCAAGTTAAAACAGTTGGTTAATCGATCTACCTCACAGGCGAAACGTTTGCTGTAAGAGGGCTATCGCATTTACTGCCCGGGTGTAATAAGTATCACCCGAAGCACTGTTATACGATGTCAAACCAGAACCAAGCGTCGGCGAAGACAAGATCGGGAAAGTAGTTAACTTTACCCTATCTAACTTCACGTCAGTTCGGCGGTAGACACCGGATACCAGAAAGTAATAGTGACTGTCCTCAGCAAAACGTTGACCTGAGATCGAGGATGCCACGATCTGACGAGTAAACGTAGTTTGTGAACCATCGACAAAAGTTAACCCATCCCAAGCACTACGTGCTTCGAGGTAGGGGCCGATGCCCACAAACCAGTCTACAACGAAAGAGAATGGCAGAAGTTCCCACCCGAGGTTAAGTGGGTTTGTAAAACCCGTCTGGGCTAGAAAACTCACGCCAGCGGACGCTACTTTGTACCTCAGCACCATACGTACCGTTGTCTGGGTTTGCACATTGTGCTCACCCGGAGTAGGCATGTTAGGCGTAAAGGAAGCAAAGTTCGTACGCGAGTTTGAGAAAGCCGTACCAGACGCTGTTACCCGCTGCAAGAATCCCTGATTCCCAAGTTGTAAACTGGGGAGGGATTGGAGGACACCTTTGATATCCTGTATAAGAGGTTTCCAACCATACTGCAGCTGCAGCCAATTATTGGCTAGCGACTGCTGGACGGAAGGGCGCCTACCGTTAGGAAATCTTTGGGGTCGACCGGCAAACAGAGTAGAGATAGCCGAGGGGATATTTCCCCTTTTAAGCTGTCTCATAGATGAAGCGATCGTAAGCGCGTTCTGCGCGATAAGACCGTACATCTGCCGCATCTGCGCAAAGTTCTGGGCGAAATTCGCTTGAATTCCAGTCCCAGTTCTCGTAATGAGGCTTCTGATTGCGTTGTTTCTTGCAAGAGCAAGGTGCTCAGGCAAGGCGGGTACGGAAAAGTGCTTAGTAAAAGCAGCGATCTCATTAGCAAAACCAAGGTCGCCCCCGAAGGAGCCACGCCAGTCTTGTAAATAGACTAATGGACCGTCTGTCTCTACTGTCGAGATTGTCACAGAATGCGGATTTACCGGTAACTGTGACGGCTTCAGTCGAGAATAATTCGGCGTCCGGACGCCAGTCCAACTCCGAGAATACATGGGGATAGAACGGACAATCTGGCTCACCGAATAGGTGAAGCTAGGCTTGCCCGAACTACTCTCAGTAACCTCGAGGAAGGGCCGGTTCTGGGCCTCATTAGGTCTGACTGGGTTAGCTCTCGAATTGGGCACTCTCCGTGCTGGAGATCTTCGGATCATACCAGCTACACGTCGACGTGCAATACGCACGATAGACGGGCCCCTAGCAGCAACCGGGACCCTTATCCTAAAGCGACCCTGTTGTAACGGGATCACGACAGGACTTGGGACACGTATCACTGCCCGGTAAGGCCTCGAGCGAAAATACCTCGTATAGGAGAATTGAACACGAAGATGCCTACGGTCTCGAAGATAGAACGGAGTGGAGTCGAAGTCCGGAGAGTTGGATAAATCCTTCTCTCCGGAGGACCACACTAACCGTTCCTTCTCGAAAACCGCGACAGAACCGCGTTCACCATCCCATATAAGGGCTCGCATGTCGAAACCATCCCGAAGCACCAGCTCTTGGAGCTCTGGGTGAGAGGCTAAGTAAGGAGTAAAGCCATTTTGTAGCTTTTTAGGCATGAGATTGAATCCCAGGCCTGTACCCCAAACCTTCACCGCTGGTGAAGCCAAGCGACACACAGAAGAAGATTACACACGCTAGAGTGAAGAAGAAAAGGATGGCACAGCACACTGAGAAAATATCCTCGGGGCGACGTACCTTCCAACTTCTAAGCTTTCGCATGTGAGAGCCTCTCTATGTGGTTACTTGGGCGCTCTTAGTTACTAAGAGCCAAACGGTTCGAGTTATCGGTTTCCAGGAGGAGTACGGCTAAGGTCCCGAAGGTGTTCCACCAGACCTTTTAGATCTGAGATGGATACCGTCGCCATCTCTTCGTCCGAATAGGGAGGATCGAAATCCACCCCACGTTGGGCGAGGAGCTGGAGCAACACGGAGTATTCTCCGAGTAGGAGTTTACGCACGTGCATTTGGTCCATAGCTATCTCCTTTAGGTTAAGATAACAACGAACAAAGAGACCCTCTACCTCAAGTTGGCTGTTTATGCTAGAGGATCCGGCTGCCTTGCGGCAAACCGGATCCGGGTACTTTTCTAACCTCCCAGAAACGAGATGAGCCAAAACAAGAAATGGCCCAGCGCGTTCCAAAGAGGGTCGAAGATACCTTCTGGCATAATAGCCTCCTTTTGGAGAGGGG